AACAGTAAAATTTGCTGTCGCAACAAATGGCGGTATTTCAAACGTTCAATCAAATAATGTCGATCTTTGTGATGAGCGCGAGAAGAAAAATATCGTTGGCCTAGAAACTAAATGGGATAAAGTCAAAAGTTGGGAGCTTAAAAAGTTCCATTACAACGAAGATGCTGACACAGATGATCTACGCTATGGCGTAATTGCTCAACAGATTGAAACCGTATGCCCAGAAGTTCTAGCTGATTGGCGGAAACAGGGCGCTGAAGACGCTGTACTTGATGACGACGGCAATGTAGTCACTCCTGCTGTTCCTGAAATCATTCGCAAAGGTGTTAAAGAACAACAGATGATGTGGATGGCTATTAAGGCACTCCAAGAAGCTCAAGCTCGAATTGAAACCCTTGAGGCTAAAGTTGCCGCATTAGAGTCGTAGCGGCTAAACTCATCCCGAAAGCATTTAACTCATGTCTGATCCCGTCACCACGTTCACTTGGTCGATTAACACTCTGGAACGTCACACTAGTTCAGGGATTATCTACAACGTCCACTACAACATCAGCGCAAATGATGGCACGTATCAGGAGGGTGCATACGGATCAGTCGGTCTTCTGCCACCTCCAGAGGAGGGCTACACCGTTGTGTCTTACGATGATTTGACCGAAGAACTGTGCTTGCAATGGGCGAAGCAGGCTCTTGGCGGTGACGAAAAGGTCACTGAAATCCAGAATGCGCTCCAGGCACGCATTGATGAGAAGCGCACACCAACCAGAGCGCAAGGCAAGCCCTGGGAATGAATCCGTTAACACCTAAGGATTTTGGAGCGGGAGGAGAATGGCTAAGTCATTGACTGGTGACATTTTTGTTGTTGGTAAACCCAAAAAAAAAACCAGACAAGGTAATGGCCCAAGATCCCGCCCTAAAAAAGGCAAAAAGCCCTACCGTGGCCAAGGCAAGTAGACTTTCCTCCCATGATCAAAGCACTCGCTCTAGCTGTTTCTGGTGTTCTCGTTGGTTCAGCTGCATTGGCTGGCCCCTATGTGAACGTCGAGAATAACGCTGGCTATCAGGACGGCTACCTCGGTAGCACGACTGACATCAGCGTTGGATTTGAAGGTTCAAGCGACGTTTACGGCTATTACGTCCAAGCTGGTCCTGCCATTGTTGCTCCTGACGGTGATGACGCCGAAATGGAAATCAGCGGCAAGATCGGTGGAAGCGTGCAAGCCACGGATTCCTTTGGCGTTTACGGCGAAGTGTCGTTCATCACGGATGACATCGAGCCTATCTTTGGAACCAAGATTGGCCTGAAGTACGCCTTCTGAGCTAGAATCTAGCTGTTCTCACACGGAACAGCAATTAGCCTCCGGTTAGGTAGAGCTGCCCGGAGGCTTTTTGTATGCCAACGAACCCGTCTAAGGTCAAATGCAAAAGCTAGTCAATGCCATGGCTGTCACAGCGTTCCTGATGTCCGGAGCGCTGACTACCGTCGCTATTGTTGCCTACACGAAGATTCCGCAACTGACGACACGGTTTATGGATCAAGTGCAGACTGAGATCCAGAGCAAGATTAGTGAAGCCATTGCTGGAGCGTTGCCCCCTGCTGTTCAGGATGCGATGCCAGAGTTGCCGGTTGAAACTGGTCCCGCAATTCCATCAATCACATTGCCCGGTGGCTGATCAAAGCTATCGATCCAATCACGAATGGCTTCACCTGTTGGGATGCTTTTGGGGCAGCGGATAAATTTGAGCAGTTCTTTTTTGTCAGTGAATGGCCTTGCGGTTTTGCCATTGAAAGCTATGTACACTACAGGCGGACCTTCACGGTTTCGGATACGTTCCACGATCAACTGTCCTGATTGAAACCGCTCTGTTTTCATGCCTCAGATTAGACCGATCAAGGATATTAGTTTGACAGAGATTCCAGCGCCTAGGCCAATACCGAATCCAGTTTTACCCAAGGTGCCACCGATAACGACATGGATGGACATACCAACAGCAGATCTGCCGGTTTATAACGCTTTGGACTTGACCCCTGGGATTGCACCGCCGGAAACCCCTAAACCGACGATGCAACCATCAGAAGGGAAAAAATCGGAGAGTGTTTTACGCCCTCCGATTCCGTCCGTGGCCGAAGAAGCGTCTCAAACCTCTTCGCCTTCAATGGTAGAGCAGAAGTTACCGTGTCCGCCACCTGACGGCATACCCTTAGGTGGTCGTAATAAAGCTCAGACCGCCGTCATAATTGGTTACGAGCGCAATGAAGCTACGGGGACTTGTGAACCAATTCTCAAGCCGCTAGACGTGCCAACCATCATTGGCAACTATTTACCTGGAGCACCTGTCATATTCAGCACGGCTGCCATTGCGGCTATGGCAACCACTGTCGCTGTGGCGTCTAGGCCGCTAGGCGATGTGGTGCTGAAGATCGTAAAGCCTACAGTAAAAAAGGTGACCAAAATGATTTTGAAAAGAAAGGGGGAACGTCCTATTGCTTTGCGGGATCGGATTCTTGCTCAACGGGATAGGAATCGGGCGATTCTTGCGCTACGTCGTTCATTGAAACCTTAGGAATTGGATGAATATGGGGCGGCAAAATACCAGGCGGATTCGTCAAGATTACATCCGCGCAGATCGCAGAAAAAGGCGATTCAGGGTGGAACATGACACCATCTTTAAGCAGTTTCGCGCAATTTTTCAAGCGTGCAATTTCGTAGTTCAGGCGCTTATCTGCCAGCTGAGCCTGCAGAAGCTCTACATTTTTTTGTGCCGCTTGCCTGCAAAGATTCACATGATGGCGGTCGAGAGGGATTGATATTGTTGCTGCAATTCCGGCGCTAAGCGACAAATTCGTTTTTTGTCCCGTCCTAATCGGACGCATATACAACACTTCTCCTGGTGAATCTGGCACACCATCTGGCATTGGATTGCCTTCTACATCGAAAGCACCCTCTAGGTCACGAGTGTTGTACACAGGGTCGTCATAGTATCTTTCCGTTGGCATGCTCCAATTTGTTGTACCTTGCATAAAAGGACCAATGCTTAATGTTAAACCTTGGCAGCTAATTCCTCCTCCATAAGTATTCGTAAACTGCCTTGAAGGTATATTTTGAATTGCCATATTAGTTACTGAGCCGCTGCTATTCGCTATTGGAGCTGCTGTACTTGAAACCTGTGCATTAACTGGAGCGGAGATTAATAGGACTGCTGCTAGGAGACGTTTCATTGACTAAATGTAGATGTAGTCTCTGTTAATTGTTCAATGTCTGTTTCGCGGACAATAACCGTGTGTTGCGTAAGCCCTGGCCCCGAATAAGTTTCCGAGAACTGAAACGCACCGCCTTCTTCCACAATGTTCCACCCAGGTTTATCAGTAGGATCAAGCCCCACCCAGCGACTAGTAATACCATCAACAGTGTGCGAAGTGTAATTTAATGCCATTGGAGCAATGACATCATCAGGCTTTACGTTTGAGCCTGACGCAGTGTACTCCCAGCCAGTTCGATAGGTCGAGGAGTTAATCACTTCATTCACCTTAGTTTTTGTTGTCGTAGTGCTACTGGTTGTCCCCTGTTGAAAATTAGGAATAACTGGGACTGCCGCAGCAGTTGTTGCGTTAAGCAGAATAAATACAACAAACAATCTAAGTCTCATTTAACAGTTAGCTCCTGAATCACCTGTCCTATAGCCGTAGTACCCGCTGAACCCGGTGTGATCGCAATAGCACCATCCGTGGCAATCGTACCAGCCAAGTCACCTTTGACTCCGCCTGAGGTTGTTGTAGTGCTGCCAAAAATCGGCAGGCTAGGCACTACTCCGGCGGTGACTGTTGTTGAGAGGATTGCTGGGACGTCGTCTCCTTCTGTATATGATTCCGCATACGAAAATGCGTCACCAGCTGTAGTAATACTGTATTCACCTGGAGTGTATCCAAGAGCGGTGCCTGAAGTAAGCGTGCCAAGCACGGGCTCAGTGCTAAGAGTCACGTTGTTACCACTGACAGCAAATGAACTTGGAATGCGCGTTGCAACTGATCCAGCGCCATCGACAGTAAGTTGGATCGAACTGGAGATTTTGTTGATGACATCAGCTTGAGCTGAATCGGCAATCAATGTGAGCCCGAATGCTATGAGGAAACGCTTCATTTTTTGACAGCGGGAGCAGTGCTTGACTCTAGTTTAGGCTCTTCCTTGTTTTTGCCGTTCTTGCCAACGCTGACGCCATAGGAGCTAAGAACAGCTGTCAGCATCGAGGCGGCGAAGGTTGGGTCCATGGCTTTGACCTGTCCGAGATACGACAGCGAGAGACAGGCCAGTGACCACGCCAAGACGATCAAACGGATGAGATCTGAGATCCAGCCTGGATGCTCTTCGTTTTGGTTAGCCATTGCGCAAGACAGCTACGCTTAAAGGGTAACGCTGATTTTGATCCATGCTGCTACTGATCAAGCCAATTTTGTTTAGGTTCCTTCAGTCTGAAGGCGTCAAGAAAATGCTGATCGAGATGCTGGAGGCGTATGCCAAGACGACTGATAACACGATTGATGATCGTGTTGTGGATTACGTGAGGCAGAATCTGTTCCCAACCAGCAGGGTAGAGAAGTGAAACCGCTCTGGGGTTTAGCACTAGGCTGGTTTTTTCTTGGTGGAGCGGCAGCCGGAATGGTAGGACTTTCCGGTTTGTTATTTGCGGCTGCATATACCGCTGGGCAAAGTTCTGGTTGCCAAGCCTCGTTAGAATGAAACAACGCATTTGGTTTTCTGTGGGCTTGCTGTCATTGCTACCGTTCTTTCAACATTTCAGAGATGACTCCCCTCACCAACTTGCCGCTATTAAAGAGCTTGAAGAATCCATTGACCCGGAATTACTTAAGACGGATGCCGAATGGTTTGAATCATGGAAGGCATCTGGATACGATCAAGAGATCTTCATGCCATACTTCACCCAACACGATAACATCACAGGGACTGGTTATCGAGAGTGTTTTTCGTCGGCCGCAGCTATGGTGGCAGCTTTTAATGGTAAGGTTAAAACAGATGATGAATACAATCAAATCCGTGCTAAGTTCGGTGACACGACGTCTGTTCAAGCGCAGGTTGAAGCGTTAGAAAGTCTAGGCTTAAATGTGCAATTTCGAAATGATGGCGATGCGGATTTAATAGAACTAGAAGTAGAAAACGGTAGGCCAGTTATGGTGGGCTGGTATCATCATGGCGACCTGTCTTTAGGCCACTCAATATCATGTGGAGGCATGGGTTGCGGCCATTGGAGCGTAATCAGTGGATATTACGGCAAGAATAGTGCTGACCCCGGTTGGATTATGCAAGACCCTAGAGGCGAACCAGACCTAATCAAAGGTGGTCACAAAAACCCGCACAGAGGCCGTGACGTCAAAGTTCTTCAACGTGAGTTCAAACCACGCTGGGAAGTAGAAAGCCCTGGAACTGGCTGGGTAATTTTGGTGGACAATGAGTGATCTTTACTGGCTATGGGCATTTATGCACAGCTTCTTTACGACAGTTGTGATCACTTGCGCTCACCCCACAAATTGGGATAATTGTTTTCCTGTGCATGAATGGATGGTGCCTTGGATTCATGACGTGGTTCACATGCACGAAAACGGTGCTTATCATGCGGAAAAATGCACTTTGCAGCAATCCCATGGACTGGATGATCGCGGCTCCAACCCTTGAGGAAGAACTGTCAATAGAGCGATCTGTTCGGGAAGTGCAAAACTGTGATGACAATGAAATGCTTAGGCACCTTTGTGAAGCCCTTGTGCGGCAGAGCTGGCATCAAGGGAAACTCTTGGCGCAAGCCGTAACTCACATTGCATCTTTAGACGATGAGTTTGATTGAGAAATCTGCAAAAAATAGTTATAAAGCCAAGCAGCTTGCCAATCCTGGCGGTGACACCGCATCATTCCAGCAAATTCGACGCACCATTGCCACTCGCCGTTTTGGTAGATGCGTTTGATGGTAGGTGCTGCCATAAAAAAAGGGGAGCCGAAGCCCCCGGTACCCTCTTCTGTCTAAGACTAGAAAGGAATGTCGCCGCTGTCACCTGGCTTGGGCTTTGCGTCGCTTAGAGCCATTAACAGGTAGTCATTGCCTGCCTTGCTTTCACGCGGCATCAGGTTGGCACGCAGCCGCACGCAATCCTCACCTTTCTGGTTTTGCACGCGGTCTGCAGTTTTGACCCACTCAAAAAGTTTGCAAAGTTCTTCAGTAGGAACTTCCATTGAGGCCCAATAATGACCATCTTTTTCTTTGTCTTTGTTGAAGTTGCCCCAAACTGTGAAGGCATCAGGCTTGCGATCAGGCATTAGTTCCGTTGAAGAATCGAGAGATGATAGAAAAAAGAGCCGGGTTAATTGCGCCGTCATGGTTTCGATCTGCATAGTGTTGCAGCTGTTCCGACAGGCGTTCATCTAGCCGAACTTGAAAGTGACGATGCGAACGCTTGGCGTCCGTTTTGTCTTGCGAAGATTTTGTGTTAGGCATTGCATTCTAGCGTTGCTTGTACTCCCCTACATTATCTTGAATCCATTTTTCATGTTTTTTGCTTGTGATCAATGGGGCAATTTTTGCGTCTTTGCTCAGGTTGAAGCGACTGCGGAATGCTTCGACAAACATCTCACGGTTAGAGGCGGGCATGTCGCTG